ACTTACCCATTTGCTAGTTTCTAACCGTTTCCGCCATCAGTTGTAGCTGATGCACCGCCACCTGCAACAATACCAGCGTTAGTCAATTCATCTATAGCTGATTGTGCTATAGTATGACTTGCGTTATCATAACGGATAGTTGCAGTAACCTGAACCATATCACTTGTAGTGTAGTTTAGGTCTCCATATTGGATTGTTGGAATAAAACAACCAACCATTTCCCATTTATCTAGGATTGCCGCATCACCTGCATCAAATGCACCATCTAATGTTTGAATACTCATCTTAAATTTGTAATCAGCACCAGATTTTGCAGAAGCCTGTGTTGCATGGTTTACTTGTTTCGATAATTGATGGTCAAGAGCTCTAATAACATTAGAGTCCATATCATCACGTAATACGAGTGTAACGTCTGACCAGGTATGCTTACCTGCCAAACGAATCTTTGAGTTATATGTGTCCAAAGTAATGTCTTCATGATCTAACTGTGGACGAGTAACACTAATAACATTACTTGCTACTAGTGGAAGTCCGCCTGTTCCACTTCCTAATCCTTCAAACTCAACCCTAAAACGGTATTGCAGTTTAGGCATTAGGGTGCTCTGAGCACCATCTGTAGGAACGCCAAAATTTGTAATTACAGCCATTTTAATCTCCTTTTAGAATAAATTCTTGCTATCTGTATTTATCCAAATAGCAAGAAAATTTCAATTAATTTCTTTGACAGTTAATGCCTTTGATATCTTTTGGTGGCTGGGCAAAAGGTAATGCATTTAGTAACCAATTAGTACTGATTGCTAGGTTTTCCTTCATTGTATTGCCAGTTTCACCTTGACTGTGTAAGTGGATTCCACATGCCAAATGTACAGTACCATCTTTAAAGCACATTCCACTATGTACCTTGCGTGTGTTTACTGCATACCAACGTCGTGGTTCAAATTGTACCACTTTACCATCATGTATAAATGTAAATTCATTCATGTTTGTGTTATTTGCCCAACAAATAAGACGTAGGCTATCGCCATATATCTCACCCGTTTGTTGGATTGACTTCCATTTGTCTCTGTGTGGGAAAAGGAAATCGCCACAATCATATAGCATACAACCTACTTCAGTTGCATTACTTGGTAGATCCCATCCTTCAGGAACAAAGTTGTATTCCCAACCACCTTTAGGACCATTTTCAGGACCTGACATTTGGGCAGTCTTTGTGGGTCTTTGTCTTTTAATCAACTCAGGTCTACTGTTAAATTCAATACATTGTTCAATTACATTTTCCGGTACCCAAGCATCAAGCTCAATAATATCGCCTGCACTTTGGAATAACCATGTAGTTGTTAGGTATGGAATTTCTTTAGACTGAATATCTGTTGTGAACATGTCCATATTAGAACTCCCGGTTTCTTATTTTACGTAAAAGAGGGTTATCCCTCATACATATTTATACAAACTGGAGATAAAAAAAGCGGGCAGTTAATAAAAGCCCGCTTTTAATAAGTTTTATAGCTATATTAGCTAAGTTCGCCTGTGTTAACAATACGGATTGGAATGTAAATAAATTCCGCCGCCTTTGTTGGCTCAATAGCAACATCAATGTAAAGTTCATTTGCATCAATTCTTGCTGGTGTATTATTTGTTGTATCACATACAACCGCATAATCATATACACCACGTTGTGTTAAGATATTTGATAAGAATCCATCAAATGTTGACTTAGCATTACGTCTTGTATTTGAATCATTTGGCTCAAATAAGTATGGTCTACCAATAACTGCGAAACGTTCTCTAAGATATGCTGTTAAACGTGCAACATTTACACGATCTAATGCACTAGCACTCGCCGCCAGAGTTTTCTGTCCAAACAATATAATACCTTCACTAGGGAATCTAGCAATCGGATTTAATTTGTTTTGGTACATAGCATCTCTATCGCCTTGTGTTAAACTTAAAGCAACAAATTCACCTTCAGAATTTAGGTAACCAACGTTAGTTGCATTTTGTACTATACCACGTGTAAGACCTGCTGGAGCAAACCACTGGAATGCTACTTGGTCGTTGTACGCATATGAGTATAATACACTATGTGATGCTGGTGCCATAACGTTTTTACCACTTACTGGATCAGTTGTTAGTACGTTAGGATAATATGCCGCGGCATATGTATTCTTAGTTACTAGACCTTTTTCACCATTTGCAGTTGCATTAGTACCTTGTACCCATGTAATTGCTTCAGTGTTATTGATACGGAATGGTGAATCAATAATGCAGAATGCAGTTTCGTTTCTGTCACTGTTTAGTGTAACCATTTCGTCTGCAAGCTCAGGATATCCTGGAGCCGCGATTAAACGGAAATTAATTGTCTCTTCACGTAGTTTTGCACTTGCCGCCGATGCTTGCATCTTTGTAACAACTACTTTACGCTGAGCCAATCTACCAAAAGATCCGCTTCCATCTGGTTGGTTACCAGCCGCATTACGCCATTTCCATGCTGTAGCCAATGCTGTATCATAAATTCTTACAGTATTGCCACTACGGCACATGTTAATTGCTGTTGTTCCTACTGGATAAACTAGTGGATTAGGTCCATTAGCTAAAACATCTCCGCTTGCCACAAACACACCGCCTGCATTGGCTACATCTATAATGTCACCAAATGCAACACCAGCTGATGTTGTTTGATCTGCGTTGTCTTTCTTTACCCATGAACTTCCGTTATGTCTGTAAATTACAGGATAACCTACTGCATCTGTATCGATCCAATAATCTCCAGCCGCCAGTGCATTACCACCAGTGTCTGTAGTTGGAGCCGCAGTACCGTATTGTACATCTGAAGCTTTTTGCCACTTTTGTACGCCACTGTCTGATGCTACTTCGTAAAGATCTAATTCATTTACGTCTGGATCAAACCAGTAAGTACCGTTTGCAGGTGTTCCTGTAGGTTGTGAAGCATTTGCCTCCATTACATAACCACCTGTTGCTACAGTATTGCTTGTTGAAATCTCATCAAACTGTGCGTTGGCCGCATCATAACGTAGAATATTAATTGTACCGTTAGCCGCCGCAACATTAAACCAAATATCACCTTCCATAAGTGTACGGGCCGCGCCTGCTGAACCGTCTTGGTTAATATCACCAGCAATACCTGTTGGTACTGAACCTGGGCCAGAATAACGACCTACTTGTTTTGTCCATGAACCACTTGCAGTTGTCCACAATGCAAGGTATGGGTTCAAACCAGCACCAGGTACTGTTGTTTTAATCCAAACATCGCCAGCAGTTGGTGAAGTAGGTTCTGAATAGTGTGGGGCAAAAGTACGATCACTCGCTGAGAATGAACCGTCTAATAAGTCCCAAGCGCCTGAAACGCCTTTGTAATAGTATAATTGTGTATCAGTTGCATCATTTACAACTTCTACAAGATATGTATCGTCAACTGCTGTAGCAGTGGCTGATCCAGCAGTAGAAACAATTTCTACTGTAGGAGTCTGTAATTCCCACACGCCTGTTGACTGGTATTCGTGAATACCAAAGCTAGACTGACTTGGGTCTAACCAGTAAGTATTATTGGCCGCAGGGCCTGTTGGTGCAGTTGAACTTGGTCTTAACTGTGTTAAGTTAACGTTTGCTCGCATAATATATGCGGCTGAAGCTTGACCTAAGAAACTGTAGGCGGCCATAAGACCATATTCGTTAGTCTCGTCGCCTTGTTGAACTGTACCTGATACTTGTCGAATGCTAGTATTACCATAATACTGTGTAAGTTCACGTTGTGAAGTTACTAGTATTGGAGTATCAGCATTGACAGCCTTTGTGTATTTTGCTATGCTGTCTGTTTCTGTACCAGTTGGATCTGTCTTGTCACTACCAGTTGCTATAAACAACATAGGGACAGTACCAGCGCCGGCTGGGCCATAAACTGACTCGTCTGTTACTGAAACCTGTACGCCAGGTGAAACAAGATTTGCCATTTGGAGTTCTCCTCTCATATATAGAACGTATTGTTCTTATATGAATATTTATCGGAATATCCAAATAGGGTGCTGTTATAGAATTATATGTAGTTTTAATTAAGTTTTGAAATTTT